TTTAGGTTTTAGGTTTTAGGTTTTAGGTTTTAGGTTTTAGGTTTTAGGTTTTAGGTTTTAGGTTTTAGGTTTTAGGTTTTAGGTTTTAGGTTTTAGGTTTTAGGTTTTAGGTATATATATTCTCTGTCAACAAAAAAGGAGTGTCCGGCGGCTCCCGGGCACGTTACTCGAACAGCGAAGCGTTGATGAAGTGGAAGACCACGTTACCCTCGAGCCACGACGCCTCGGCCACGGTAAAGGTCGGCAGCTCGTTCGTCAGGATGATCACAGGCTTGCCCCCACGGATGACAGTCTTCTTCTTGTACTTGTCGGTCACCGTCACGTTCGTTTGGCACCCCAGCAGCCCTTTGTAGTAACGCTTGAGTGAGTCCCATTCGATGTCGTCCAGTACGCCGTAGTTGGCACGGTCGTCGTAGCACTCGATGTTCCAGCCCCCGTTCATGTACCAGTGGTTCCCCAGCGAGCATGCGAGTTCAGTCTTGCCCAAGCGGGTCCCACCGTACAGCCACAGAGATTTCTTGCCGTTGCGTTCCTCGATCGGCAGGCCGACCCCCACGGAGAAGTCGAAGATTTTAATGCCCAGGATGTCGTCGACAGCCGGGAACGCGTCCGGGTACACACGGCGCGGAGGTTGCACTGCAGCCGTACGCATCATACGGTCCACATAGTTGGAGATTTGGTTGTACAGTCGCAGCCCGCGAGTCCCCGTACGCTCCATGATCGCGTGGATCACCTCGGTAGCGTTGGTACCGCCGGCCACCTCCTCGCGCACTACGGTGAAGATGTCTTCCTCGCGTTCCCCGCGGACCCAGCCATGGATCAGCGGTTCACGGTCCTCCTTGGTGCAGTAAGCCAGTACTTGGTTCGGCGCACGCGCTGCTTGGATGTTGGGATGATGCCCCTCGTAGTCGAAGAACCGTTCGTTCGTCAGGTCGAAGCGGTTTGCATAGCCCAGTAGCACATGGTAGTGACGGCCCCCGTCGGCATGCGTCTCCTCTCCGATACACCAGCGCTCCGGCGTCGGCACTTTGTCACGGAGGAACCACAGCAGGTGCTCCTTTGACTCAATGCGCTCGGCTTGGGCGTATGTCAGGAAGTAGTTTTTGGCGTTAATGCGAAGTGGCATGATGGGGGTGGCTTAATGTTACCCACCCCCATCGGTGGTTTCGGTGGGAAACCCCGGGTATATATATCACGTGAGTGACCCCCAGTTGTGGGTGTTTTCTCTTTGGACGCATATAGTCTGTGCGGTGAAATGGCGAAATGGATGAAAAGGCTTCGCGGTCGCGTTGGCTTTGGCGCTCGTACTAAGATACGTCGTGCAGGTGTTGGAGCAATTGCCTCGGCTGTTGCTAACCAGATCCAGAAGCGCAATGCCGCGCCCTCCGCCGCCCCCTCTTCGATCCCCGTCACTAATCAAAATGATTTCAAGACCGATTATCGTCGCCGCCGCCTCACTAAGTGGCAGCGTAAGCGCCAGTTCCGTTCCTACAAGCGCAAGCGCCGTCTTGTGAACATCGTTCGCAACTTTAATGTGGGCTCGACCCATATTGTTCGCCGCTCATTGGCTTTGCTCACTACAACCTCTGGTCTCTCAAACGCAGTTTGCTATGGCCTTTACGGTTTGAACGGCACCGGCACTGATACGTATAACACGTGTAATGACATTGGCGAGTTCTTCAAGGAGATGGACGCTACTTCTTGGGCCGCTGTTAACAACGGCTCAATGCAAGGACAGAATCACAAGATTTATGCTTACCACGCTACTGCTGAGTACACTATTCGTAACAATAGTGAAGCGGAGCCCGCCATTGTTGAGGCCTACTGGATTCGGGGCATGAAGCCCATTAATTACGCGTTTGGTCCTAACCCAGTTGATACCTATGTTGCAGGCTTTAATAAGCAGGCACTTGCCACTGATCCGAACACAGGTAATGCCTTTGATGCTCAGTTGGGTGCAACGCAAATTGGCACAACGCCTTTCCAGTCTGCTCTCTTCTGTCGTCACTACAAGATCTTCAAACGTCAGAAGTTCCTTATTGCCCCAGGTGATGAGGTTTCTTTTGTTCTCATCGATCGTCGTCGTCGTACTTTCACTATGGATACTACACGCACGTTTGCCACTGATCGTAACTACGTTGGAGTTTTGTTCCAACAGCAGGGTGTTCCTGATGCTACTGGTGGTGCGGAGACCCCAGCCCATGCATCTTCACTGACCTACATGTGCACCCGCCGCTACCGTATCAAGATGTTCCGCGACAACCTTCCCAAGGATGCATTTGAGATTACCGACCCGTGAGTCCACCCGCCGCGCCCGCGTAGCGGGGGTGTGGGGGCGGCAGCCCCCACTAGGCGGGGGGGCGTAGGGGGGGGCGCAGCCCCCCCCACCCGTTTGTTATAAGCAAAAAAACGAGAGTTTTTTTTAGGTTTTAGGTTTTAGGTTTTAGGTTTTAGGTTTTAGGTTTTAGGTTTTAGGTTTTAGGTTTTAGGTTTTAGGTTTTAGGTTTTAGGTTTTAGGTTTTAGGTTTTAGGTTTTAGGTTTT